AAAATGCATGAGGCCCGCAAGCGTTAAAGCTTGCGGGCCTTTTTTCGTCCCCGAATGCCTATAATTCACGTCTTACAAATCACACGAATTCTAGTTGTAAAAGGGGTCGCTATGTCTCTCAGAAATCGAATTGAAGCCAAGGAAAAGTCGGTTCCCTTTTTTGTCGAGGCGTGGGACGTGACTGTCTACTTGCGTTCCCTCTCACTGGCCGACCGTCTCGAAATGTCCGACCTTTTCGACAAGTCCAATCCGATGCAGAGGATCGCAATTCTGGTTGCGAGGTCGACTCACGATGAGGACGGCAAGCGAGTGTTTTCGGATGACGATGCGCCGGCGATTTTGGGCATGAGTGGCGACGCTATCGCCAGCATTGCTCGCGAATCTCGCAAGCTCAGCCGGATCGATCAAACGTCTGTTGAATTGGGCGACGCAAAAAAAGGATTGCCGACGATTTTGGCCGCCGATTCGCCTTCCGTCTAGCCCGCGAATTGGGCTACACGGTTGAGGATTTGGCTAGTCGAATGTCGTCGGCTGAATTTGCTGAATGGATGGCGTACTACCAAGTCGAACCATTCGGCAGCACTGCCGATGATATTCGGTTTGGGACGTTGGCAACCGCGTCCGTGGCCCCCTGGGGAGGCAAGACTGCCCCCGATGAATGGTTCTCTTGGAGCAAACAGCAAGAGAAGGCCTGGGGCACGTGGCAGGATTTGAAGGCGGCTATGGGCGGCGTTTCGGTGCCGGCTGTCGGCGATGGTTCTGCCGGCCCTGAGTTGATGGCTGAAGCGATAGAGCAAGAGCAATCCGAACCGGAAGAGGTTGGCGAGAATGGCAAGTAGCATTGGTTCGACTGCCCTGCATATCGGCGTTGATGACTCGCAATTCGGGCCGAGGTTGGACCATGCTTCTAAGCGATTCAAGAAGTATGCACACGATACCGAGGCCGATGCGAAGGCACTGAATCGCCATGTGGCTGGCTTGTTGAGTTTTGGTAATTTGCCAGGCCTCGGCATGGTTGCTGGGGGCGTCGGCGGTTTGCTCGCCGGCTTCAGTCTCGGCTCGTTCGTTATAGATTCGATCAAGATCGCTGCCGAGATGGAAGACATTGCCGCTTCCTTCAAGACCATGACAGGCGATGCGGTAACTGGCGAAGCTCTATTCAAGGACATAGAGCAAGCCACTGACGAAATGCGGATGAACTTGAAGGCGACGGCGGACGCCGCGGCCGGGCTCTTCTCTGCCGATGTTGCGGCCGATCAACTCGTTCCCACCCTGAGACTACTTGGCGACCTGGCACGCGGCGACGAAGTGAAATTGAAGGCGCTCGCCCTGGCCTACGGGAAGGTGGCGGACGAAGGAACCGTATCGAGTCGGGCACTACTCGCGTTCGGTGCGCAGGGCGTGCATATTCAGCGAGGCCTAGAAAAGGTGATGGGCCTTGACTCCGGAGGAATCAAGAAAGCTCTCGATGATGACGCGGTATCTTTCGGGCATCTCCAACGCGCAATGGTTGCGGCCACAAGCGAGGGCGGCATTTTCTTCAAGGGCTTGGAGCATCGCGCCGACACGTTCAAGGGCAAGATTGACCTTTTAGGAAATTCGTGGGAGGATTTCAAATGGGACTTGGGAAAAATCCTGATTGACGAATTGGGCCTCAACGGTTTTGTTGAAACTCTCACTAAGGGTCTGGACGCTGGACGCGATAATCTTGGCGAGTTTCGGCCTCTCATCAGAGAGATGAAGAGCCTGGCCATCTCGTTTGGCGAAGCTCTATTCGATGCGTTTAAGCACGGATCCCTCGCAGCCTCAAAACTGATTAATCTTCTCAACACACTGTCATTGACTGGTGATGGCAAAAGTCCAGGAGAATCTGGAACACCGGATATCAATGGCCGCAAGTGGACGTGGACTGACAGGAATCTGAATTTGGGCGGATTGATGGATCAAATTGCCGTCAATGACACAAGCCACTGGAAAGAGAGTTGGCTCGGGTCTATTGGACTCTCCGGTGAAGCTTCGACGGCCAGAAGATTTGGCCGGCCTTCCGATATGTGGGGCGAAAGTAAGAAGTCAACCGATCTTTTGGACACGGCCAAGCTTCAAGAGGAATTCGAAAATTTCAAGAAGTCGTTGTTCGGCAAAAAAGGTTGGGACTGGAACGACGTGTGGGGCACAATGGCTAAGCACGCGAAGGAAGCTTCCGAGGGCTTGCGATTGGCTAGCGAAGAATCGAGGAAACTTGCCGACGCACAGAAGAAGCTCGCGCAGGGCATCCGCGATGATATGAACCCGTTCGAGAAAGTGAGACGGGAGATTGCAGAGCTTCAGGAAGCAGGCCTCAAAGGCGCATTCAAGGTAGCGCCCCTACCGCATTGGGACGCCAAACAGGCGGCGGCAGACGCGAGACAAGTGGAGGCGGACACGTTCAAGTTTGGTATCGGAAAAAAACTCAAGGGCCTGCTTGGTAATGCTGATGGGCTCGACAAGGACTTATCGATAATAACGAAGGGTTCGAGCGAAGATGCGGCAATGCGAATCTCTAGCGCAAATGCCAGACTCATCAAACCTGAAAACAAATTGCTGGAAGCGATCAAGGAAGGCAACCGGCTGGCGGAGGAGGAACGAAAGTTGATGGAGGAGCTGTACGATTTATGGCAGGACAGAAAGATACCTGGATTCTTCTAATCGATTCGGTCGGTGTGATTACACAAGGCAAATCGCCTGATGCCCATTAGCGGGCCGATGTTCCCGGACGCTGCCATGGTCGGTTGGTGCCGATAGCGTGCGAACGGGAGCGAATGCGGTGCCTTAGCGATGGCGGACTGCCAATCTGACAAGTGACATGTTTACAGGCGTCAGAGTGTCAGTACCGAACGTGCCGGGTTTAATTTTTTCACACGGAATTCGCGATAGGGTTCGAGCACTCACGCTAAATTCGACCTGTTGGGGGGCCTCAAAATGAGTTGCGACGGCTACAGACCTGGCAAGGCTTTCCCCGAATACGGATCGTGGCACGCGATGCGAACACGCTGCACGAATCCGCGCCAGAAGTCCTATCGAGAGTACGGCGGGCGTGGCATCCGCGTTTGTGATCGGTGGAAAAGCTTTCGCAATTTCTTTGCCGACCTGGGGCCTAAGCCATCACCTGAACACCAGCTTGACAGGATCGACACGAACGGGAACTACGAACCGTCCAACTGCCGATGGGCTGACGTTACGACTCAGCAGAACAACAGGCGGGACAACGTCGTTATCGTCATCGAAGGGCGGCGAATGACGGTGAGTGAGGCCAGCGTGATCTATGAGATTCCCCACTCACGATTGCTTGGCCGATTGCGGATGGGCTGGCCCCCCGAGCGAGCGGTGTCATGCGGCAAGAGTCCGCGCGGCCGCAAGCCCAAGCTTGCTGTCTGACGAACTAGCCTCTCTAAATTTCTGACTTGTCGATCATCAAAGTGAAGGGTTCCCATGCAGAACTGCGATAGCGTCGGCGTGTCCAGGCCCGCCAACAATCTGAGTCAGGAAGCGCGCGGCGAATTGGTTCTTGGCGTCACAAACTTTGTAAAGAAACTCGTCGGCCGTTCCTCGGTCCCCAAAAACGAGCGAGAGGACTTCATCCAGGAATGCATGTTCGAGTTGCTTAGGCAGGCCCCTAAGTACGATTCGAGTAAAGGCATGTTCACCACTTTCACGAATCAGGTTGTCGTCCGCTTAATCAAGGGTAAGCATCGCGATTCGGAGAGGTCGCCGTTCCTTGTTGCCATGCCCGAGCCTGGCTACTTTCGCGAACCGGAGTTGGTTGGCCAGGTGGACGATGCGGAATCCGACGACGAAACCTACGCCGATGTTGTGGGCGATGAGACGGTTGCGGAAGTCGCGACACTGTTCCAAGACGGCTTGACCGCTACTCAGACTGAGTTGTTCCACTTATTCGCAGTCGAGAGATTGAACGTCGATCAAGCAGCCGTCCGCCTGGGGCAAAAGGCCTGCATCGTCGAATTAAAGTTGAAGGGCCTGGTTCGGAGGCTGATCGAGAACGGCAAGCTGCCAGGCGAACTTCTTGCAAGCTTCTCTCAGTGGACGGCCGCCAACGAAATTGCACCTGCAAGGAAAGCTTCCAGGCCTTCGACCTACCGACAGAACCGTGACAGGAAAGAGCGTTTGAAGGCGGAGCGACTCGCGAAGGCTGGCGGCGTTGTCCAAACGGCTGAGGCCCCCGCGGCGGCCGAAGTTCAACCGATCGTGCAGAAGTCAAAGCCGGGAAAGCCGAGTCGAACTATCGAGGTTCGGGGCCGGTCGATGACGCTTGAACAGGCGAGCGACGAGTTTGGCGTTCCGGTGCAAGTCTTGCGTTCGCGGCTTCTAAGTGGATGGCATCCAGACCGGGCGATTGAGACCCAAAAGATTCGCAGCACTGGCGAGCCGTTGCCGTCCAGCGTTCGAACCATTGAAGTCTTCGGACGCACGATGACCGTTACCGAGGCGAGCAAGGAATTCGGGCTGCGGCCGGCGACGATCTACTCGCGACTGCAAAATGGTCGGCCAGTGGAAGAGGCGGTCGGTGCGCGAGCTCGTCGAAGAGAGCAACCTTTCGAGGTTGTTGAGCCGTCCCCCGAGGAAATCGAACGTGCCAGGCTGGAATACGAAACGATGATTGACCGGCTCGAAGGCGAGCGTCTACGCATCGGACTCAGTTACAATTCTCTATCGAAACTTGCGGGCGGCATTTGCCCTGGCGGTTTGAAAAAAGTCCTCGGGCGAAAGCGAGTGGGCAGGCCGCGAATAATCCAGGCGGTTGCGAAGGCACTCGAAATTGCTGGCGTTGGTGCCGAGATCCAGCCGGCAGAAGTCGAAGTCGCGGCGATCCCTGTAACCGTGGCCAGCCAATCACCGGGGCCGGTAATCATCCCGAGTCAGCAACAGCCACTGCCGATGGTCCGCACGATTCGAGTTAACGGTGTCGCAATGTCGCCCTGGGCGGCAAGCGAGAAATTCGGCGTGCCGTTGGCAGTCGTTCTGACGAGACTCAGGCAGGGCCTGGATGAGACAACGGCGGCGACACTGCCGGCCTTCAATCGAGGAAAGCAACCGACCTGCGACGCGAACAAGGGGAGGCGTCGGGAGCGTGATCGTGGGGGATGGAACCGCTTTGGTTGATGGTACGGTGCAACAATGAGCCAGCCACAACAGGCCGCCAGGGGGTTGCAAGTGCGACCCCCTGGCGGCCGTTTTCGTTGGGTGCGGTCAACGGGTGT